CTTTCTTTCGTTGCTGACCTCGTCAGTTGCCGATTAACGGCAAGACCCCCGAAGGGGTTTCGGTCTAATTTAGTAGGTGAAGGTTTTTCTTTACTAACTCAACCAATTGATCGCAAACCTCAGGGCGACAGCCTTCATATTCATCACCGATAAAATCCTCAGGGGTTAATTCTTCTTCGTTGTCGTATTCATTAAGATCAGGCGAAAACATTAAACCCGTAGCGGTGATCATTAAAGCCTTTTTCTTGTCTTCTGAATAGACATAAACAACCATACAAAAACCGCCCGTCTGCTCTACGATATTTTTAATTCCTGATTTTGTTAATGCCTCAGAAATTGCGCCCGTTCCTTGAGATCTGTTTGCGTATTCTTCTCTTTCTGAATAGTAATCCGCAAAGTTTTGTTTAGTTTTCATTATTAGATCCTTTCTAGTTGTATTTGATAGGTTGGGTCTTTTGTTTTGTAGGTTTCCGGTTCGTTGTCGTTGTTGTATGGTTCGTCTATTTGTAGCAATAAATGACCTTCTAAGTTGCCGAATTCGGCAAACTCTAAATGTCTATCGGTTGAGAAAGTGATCTCTATTTTATATTTTGGCATTGTTTGGCCTTTCTAAATCAAAAATAAAACCGCCCCCATTACCTTCGGGATCTTGTGAGATTTCTATCTTATCTTTTCTTCCGTCAGCAAATAAGACGGTAAAAGTAGGAAATCCATCTCCTAAATCGTCTTCGGTGTTCATACCGTCAAACGAAACAATTTTAGCCCCAACTAAAGAGCCGTAATACTTAGACCAAAAATCTTTTTTCATTATTTAACCGCCTTTAAAATCTCGTTGGCTTTTCTAATTAGCATTTGGCGGTGAAGATCGGAACAACTTTCACAAACCCAATTAACAAAGGTTTGCCCGTTGTCATATTGGAAATACCTTTTAACTGTCTTGTTTGTGTTCTTTCCACACATTGGACATTTTTCCATTTTGCCTTCCTTTTTGGGATACCTTCCCAATGGCTAAAGCGTAGCAGAAAAAAGGGGTGGCTACCCTATTCTTTGAGGGGTTTCTTTTGCCGTAGCTCGTGGCCGCCGTTTGCCTCAGCTCGTTGCTTTTGAGCGTAAATGTTCAGCTCCGCGAAAACCAGGAAAGACCGGTAAAGGCTCTTCAGCTACGAATTAGGGCAAGGCAGCAGGGCGAGCTTTAGGCGTAGCCCTACCCAAAAGAGGGGAAAGAAGGAAAAAGGCAGGGGCGAGGTTGCCCTCTAAGGGCGATTAGTGGAAGGGCAAGGGGTAAGAGTTAGGGCAAATCTAACCCAAAGACTTTGCCTACCTTTAGGAATAAATCTTTATTAAAGAGCGGGGGGAATATGCGGGGGGGATAGTCACTACCCCCGCTTATCTATATTAAATCCATTTAAGCCCCCCGATAATCTTTATTATTAAATCCTAGAAAGATTAAAGGGCATCAATCCCCTATCTATAAGCGATCAATACTCTAACCCTCTACCTTATGGTTAGGGTTTGACCCAGAGGTTATTTAATTGCGACTGCGAGGCGTATATACTCTCTATCCAAAATTTTCTGTTATATATAGGGGGGTATATATAGGCACAAAGTGCCACAATATGGACATATTAAAAAATATATCCTACTTAGGTGTTCGGTTTTACTACTTTGAACAGGTTATCTATATATATATATAATAAATATATATAAGAGTTCGCTCCTTTGATCCGCGAACTCATAATGATTAATATAGTGACTTATGTATATATAACAAGGGGCGATAAATAACCGTTAATAGGGAGTAATAAATTGGGGCGCAAACCAGGCATACAGAATATTCCAAAGGGCGAAGCCCAAGAAAAAGTCTTAGCAATCCTAGAACAAGGTTCTACTATCACAGCAGCTATGTCTGCAGTTGGTAGATCAGATGTAGCTTTCCGGCAATGGTCACATAGCGACCCTACGTTTAAAGAAAAGGCAGATAAGGCCCGCCTTAAGGGTCAAGGGGTTAAGGTTGATCTTACTACCCTAAAGGATATCTCCTACCAAGATTTCTGTGAACAGTTCCTAGAGACTAAGCTATTTGAGCACCACCTAGACTGGATAGATTTAATAGATGGTCGTGAGCCGCGTTGGTTACACCCCTCTATGACATATGAACAAAACGCGGTGAACCGTGTTCTTATCAATGTGCCACCCGAACACGCTAAGTCTACTGTAGTAACTATTAACTATGTTACCTACCGCCTAGCTATAGATCCTAACGTTAGAATTATTATAGTTTCAAAAACTCAAGGTATGGCTCGTAAGTTCCTCTCTGCTATCAAGACCCGTTTATCTCACCCTAACTGGACTAGATTACAAATGGCCTTCGGCCCTAACGGTGGGTATAAAGCAGATTCTCAAACTTGGTCTGCCGATATGATTTACCTAGGTGCTGGTCGCGATTCTGGCGAGAAGGATCCTACGGTACAAGCATTAGGTTTTGGATCTCAGATCTACGGCGCAAGAGCTGATCTGATTATCCTAGATGATGTGGTGATGAACTCAAATGCCCACGAATGGGAAAAACAAATTGAGTGGCTACAAAAAGAAGTTATCACCCGACTGGGTCGGCACGGAAAATTACTTATAGTAGGAACCCGTGTCGCACCTATTGATCTTTATAAAATGATTAGAGATGGTGGGCAATGGACTGGGGGTAAATCTCCCTTTACTTACTTTAGTCAGCCAGCCGTATTAGAATTTGATGAGAAGCCAGCCAATTGGAAAACCCTATGGCCCTTAACCGATAGACCAGAAGGTGAACAAGATGAAGAGAATGAACAAGGTTTGTACCCTAAGTGGGATGGACCCTCTTTGTTTACGAGAAGATCTGAAGTTGCTCCATCAATTTGGGCTATGGTCTATCAGCAAGAGGATGTCACAGAGAATTCAATCTTTTCTCCAACCTGTGTCGCCGGAAGTGTTAATGGGATGCGAAAGAGAGGACCTCTCAAGCCTGGAGTCGCCGGACATCCGAAGCATTGTGAGTCTACATATACAGTTATTGGGCTTGACCCAGCAATGGCGGGAGCAACAGGAGCCGTAGTCTGTTCCTATAACCGAGCTGACGGCAAGATCTATGTTTTAGATTGTGTCAATATGACTGAGCCTACGCCAGCTAAGATACAAACTTTAATTGAAGAGTGGGTTGAAAAATATAAACCCCAAGAACTAAGAATTGAAATCAACGCTCACCAGAAGGCTTACGCCCTAGATGATGTATTAAGAAACTATTTAGCATCTCACGGCTGTCAACTTAACTCACACTTTACCGGTAAGAACAAGTGGGATGTAGGGTTCGGTGTTGCTTCTATGGCAAGCCTATTTGGTTCTACTAGAGATGGTAGATTCCAAGATAACAACATATTAGAACTACCTAGCAACGAAGGCTCAGAAGGTCTTAAGACACTAGTGCAAGAACTGATTACTTGGAAGCCCGACACAAAGAATCCAACCGACTGTGTGATGGCTCTATGGTTTGCAATTATCCGTATCCGAGAATTAATGCAAAGGTCAAGCAAGGTTGGGCAATACCAAACAAATCGTTGGGCTACTAAAGCGCAAACCGCTAGACGTGGTTCACTTAATTTAGATGATGCCTTTGCAGAGCAATGGGCAGAAACATACAACTAAGGAGTAATACAATGGCATCAAGTACAGATAAAGCACGTCAAGCGCGGATTAATGCAAATAAATTAGAAACTAGTTTTGCTGCTTCAGATACAGTTAATAGAAAGGCTGAAGCCGCAAAAATAAATTTAACTCCCCGTGAGGAAACTGCTGCATACAAAGCAATTAAAGGAAATATGAAAGCAGAGCGTGAGCGTACCGCTTCTCGTGGAGAGTTTATTGCAAATCGTGATGAAGCAAGTGCAGCCAAAGCACGTATGGTAGGCGGAATTACTGGTGTAGGAGCAAAAAACGTAAACAAAGTTTATCGTAATATGGGTAATAATGGCTAACAGAACAACAGGCGGAATTTCAGGTGCTGGTGGTTCAAATGTTAATCCAGTATATAAACCTTTTAAACCAACTATCCTTGAACCAGAACTTCGCCCAGGTGGGTCTCTTAATCCAACTAAACCTAAAGATGATTTAGACCCAAAGTTTGGCGTAGATATTAATTCATTAAACAAACCTAAATCAAAGAATCCAGTTAAACCAACTTTTTATAAATAGTTCTTCTATCGTTAGGACATAATGGCATTATCAATTGAGCAAGTAGCGGCGCGGGTTCAATCCCTACGCTTCAGGAGCACAGAGCGTGATGCTCGCAACCTTGATGTACTTGCTGTGCGTAGAGGTAAAATTGCTGAGGTATATCCTAACTTCTTTCCAGATGGCGTAGACGCTAACGTAGTAGCAAACTTTATTGACATAGTAGCCCGTGACCTTTCAGAGGTTATGGCTCCACTACCTGCAGTTAACTGTTCTGCTGCCAATCAAGTATCTGACCGTGCTAGAACATTTGCTGATAAGCGTACTCGTATTGCTAGTAATTACTTTCAAAATTCTGACCTATCAGTTCAAATGTATCAAGGTGCTGACTGGTATCTAACATATGGATTTGTTCCTTTCATTATTGAATTAGATGATGAGGCAAAGTTACCTCGTATCCGCTTAGAGAATCCAATTGGTTCATATCCAGAGTTTGACCGCTATGGTCGCTGTGTAGCATTTGCTAAAAGATACTCCCTTACATTGGGCGAGTTAATAAGTCAGTTCCCAGAATTCCAAAGAGAGTTGCTTGGCCCTAATGGATACGACCAAAATTTAAATGCTCAAATAGAAATGATTCGGTATTACGATAAAGACCAATCAATTATTTATATACCTACAAGACACGATTTAATTCTATCTCAAGCAAATAATCCACTAGGTAAACTAATGGTTGTTGTTGCCCGCAAGCCATCTATTGATGGTGAGATGCGTGGACAGTTTGATGATGTATTAGGAATTCAATTACTTCGCAATCGTTTTGCTTTACTTGCTATGGAAGCCGCAGAGAAATCAGTACAAGCGCCTATTGTACTTCCACAAGATGTGCAAGAATTACAACTTGGTGGAGATGCAGTTATTCGTACTGCTAACCCAGCAGGTGTTCGCAGAGTAGAACTTACCCTACCTCAAGGTGCGTTTACAGAACAGAACTTACTTAACCAAGAGTTAAGAGTAGGAAGCCGTTATCCAGAATCAAGAACTGGAAACATTGATGCTTCTATTGTTACTGGTCAGGGTGTACAAGCTCTTATGGGAGCATTTGATACACAGGTTAAATCAGCACAAGCAATCTTTGCAGCAGCACTTCGTGATGTAATTGGTCTTTGCTTTGAAGTTGATGAAGTTATCTACCCTGAGGAAAAAACAATTCGTGGCGTAGATTCTGGTTCTCCATATGAGATTACCT